ATTGCCAGCGGTGGCCGTGCCGCGATAGCCAGCGGTGGCCGTGCCGAGCGCCCCGACAAGGGTGCTTTGCTTGTCGCCGACCAGACGCACCAGGCCGATCACGTCCACGGACGCGGCGCGCGGTTCGTTGGCGACGATGTAGTCAGCGGCTTCCGACTTGGTGCCCACGAAGCGGACAACCGCGCTAGGGAACTTGCATTTGCCGCCCAACATGATGATGTCGGCGCTGCGCACCTCGAGCACCAGCCATTTCGCTTCCGGCTGCTGCCAGTAGCTGACGCAGTCGTGCTCGCCCTGGCCGTAGAGCCAGCCGTGCAGACCTTCACCGCACTCGCTATTCGCCTTCCAGTCGGGTGCCGACACACTCTCGCCGACGCCGGGCCACTTGAAGCCGTTACGGCTAGTCATGTCGGGCGCGCAGACGCGCAGCACCAGCGACGTTTCGTTGTTGGTGCTCATTTAACGAGCCTCCTTGTTGGCCCAGCCCTTTTTCATGTTGCGGTACATGCCGCGCACGGTCTTCGGGTCGTTGACCAGGGTGGGGGTGACGAAATAGGTCTGGCTGCGCGGCGTGCCGTCCAGGTTGGTGCCGTCAATGCGCACCTTCTTGCTGGGCACACCGTTGGCCACGAGACCCCGCGCCGGGGCGCCGCCCCTCAGGCGGCGGGCATGCTGGCGCATGCGCTTGGCGAGTTTCGCGTTCATGCCAGCGCTTCCTCGGGATTGGCTTCGCCAGCGATGACCTTGTTCACGAACTCGAGGAACGCGGGCCATTGGTCTTCGTTCAGCTCCGTGGCCTTGGCCACGCCGAAGCGCGACAGGGTTGCGATGGTGGCGTCGCGGCCCTTGTCCTTGGACAGCAGCAGCACGCGCGGCTTGATGTCCTTCTCATAGTCCAGCGCGGGCGCGGGCTGCGTTTCGTCGGAAGATTTCTCGGCTGTCGACGCAGACGGTTGCGACGACTTCTCGGTCGAAGCCGTGCCGGCATCGTTTCCCGAGGTGGCCGGGGCGTTGGTATTGCTGGTCTTCGATTCCTTGGCGGCCTTGCTGATCGCGGCCTGCGTGGTGGCGGCTGCGTCGGCGGTGCCGTTGGCCAGTTGCTGCGCGATGGCCAGCGCTTCGGACAGGCTGTTGGCCTGGGTGTTGAACTCGACTTGACTGTCCGCGATGGTGCGGCGGACGAAAACGGCTACTACGGCGGACATATCGTTCTCCTGTTTGCTAAAGGACTGCTGTGACTGCGTTAGCAATTTAGCAACCGACTTTAGCTTGTGTCAAGGAGAAATTTCAGCTTTTGCTAATGTCCAGACGTAAAAAAGCCGCCCACTGGGGGCGGCTTGGTGGTCCGGCCGGCGCGCAGCGCCAGGCGGGTTACTTCAGGAGGGTGGCGATTTTGCGGATGAAGGCCTCATCGACGCCGCCACGGAGCTGCGCGTTTTCGAACGCGAGGTCAACAAGAGTGGCGAACTTGGCAGGTGCGGCAATGATTTTCGACTCCTCGAGCATGGCGCCGATGGCGTGCACGACGTCGCTCATGAGCTTGCTGCTGGATGGGGCGGCGCTTTCTTCCGGCGGGAGCTTGGCCTCGCCCGGGATGCGAGCCCAGCTGTTGGTGGGGTCGAGTTCGCCGAAAACCGGAGTGCCGCCGTGCTCCTTGTCCAGCCAGCCGCTGTCCAGATTTAGCTTTTCTTCTATTGCGCGCGAACGCTTGTCGGTAAGTGGGCGGTGCCCGCTTGCTAACTGGGATATGTAGCTGCCACTTTTGAACCCGAGCAGCCCTGCGATGCGTGTCGGGCCGCCAAACAGAGTGGTGACGCGCCTGAAATTCTTTCTCCGGAGGTCCAGGAGAGCGTCTACGCCTTCGGTCGGTTTGGTCATGAGTCCGCGCTCTGATTAGTTTTGTCAGGGCGAACGGTAGCAAAAGCTAACGGTTAAAGCAACAGCTAAAATCAATTCTACCACACTATTTTTCATTATGCTAAAGTCCACGTTAGCAAATAACGGAAGGAGGTTAGCAAGTGGACGCAACTACCAACGAAAGCCCCGTATTGGGTGCTGTTTTCGACACTCGACGAGCGAATTTGAGACTGTTGGCCGACACTTATGGTGGCCCGTCGCTGCTGGCTGCTAAGTTGCAGCTCGCGCATCCGTCGTATCTCTCGCAGCTGATCGGGCCCAATCCGCAGCGCAACGTTAGCGAGCGCACCGCCCGCACGTACGAGGAACGGCTCGGCCTGCCGGCCGGTTGGCTTGACGTGGTTCGGGGATAGGCCATGGCGACCGAGAACAAGCAAAGCCTGGCGACCGCACTCGACGTGGCGGCATTCATCGAGCGCAAGGCGGACGATTTCGCAGACCGTTTCGGCTTCGGAGTCGGCGGCTCGTTGACGTTCGACAACCAGGAGAAGCTGGACTACTACACCGGCCTTGGTGAACTGGCCGAGGAGATCCGAGCGCTCGCCGCGCCGGTCCATGAGGTGGCGCCCTGCAAGCACTACAACTCCATGCCGCGCTACGACCACACGGAGTGCCTGGACTGCGGCAGCGTGCTGGCCGACAGCGATTGGGGGATCGCCAGCAACAAGCGGTTCAAATCGCTTGAGGAAGCACGCTTCTATCAGAAGCACGGCCGTTTGCCGGAGGCGCAGCCATGACTGAATCCCAGGCACTCGAGATGCTGCGCCCGGTGCGGCTGTACCACTGGCGCGCCGTGGTCCGCGCCCGGAACCACGCGAACGCCTGCCACCGCGAAGGCAAGCACGGCGCGGCCAAGCAGTACGAGGAACGGCTCGCGCTGCACATGAAGCACGTGCAGGCCCTCAATTCGTTCTTTCCGATTGGCGACACGGCAGACAACGACCTGCAGCGCGCCCGGCTGGTGGAGGGCGAATGATGCGCGCTATCGCTTGGGAAGAACGGGACCAGAGCGCGTTCGACGCGCCCCTGGCAGTGGTAGCGGAACGCTGGCCTGTGGTGGTGTCCTTTGGGGGCGGTCTAAACAGCACGGCGCTGCTGGTCGAGTGGGCCATGCGTGACTGGGTGCCGCCGCATCGCATTCTGTTTGCCGACACTGGCGGCGAACGTCCGCAGACGTATGAGCACGTTCAACGGTTCAGCGAGTGGCTCCAGTTGCATGGTTTCCCGGCCATCGAAATCACCCGAAAGGGTGGCCGAGTCGAGACGCTCGAGGAGTATGCCCTGCGCACACAGATGCTGCCCAGCATGGCCTATGGCCGGAAAAGCTGCAGTCACAAGTTCAAGATCGAGCCTCAAGAGCGGGATATCAACCGTTGGCCGACGGCCCGCGAGGCGTGGAAGCGTGGCGACAAGGTCGTGAAGCTCATCGGCTATGGGTTCGAGGAGCAGACGCGGATCTCGAAGGCCAAGATCGAAGACAAAAAATATTTCTACCGTTTTCCGCTGGACGAACTCGAGATGGACCGCGCTGGTTGCGTTGAGTCCATTAGCCGGGCTGGCCTGCCGGTGCCGCCAAAGTCGTCGTGCTTCTTTTGTCCATCGATGCGTAAGCCGGAAATCATCCAGCTGCGCCAGGAACAGCCGGTATTGCTGAAGCGCGCCCTACACATCGAGGGTACTGCGAAGGCGGCCGGCAAAAATAAAACCGCGCAGGGGCTGGGGCGCAAATTCGCGTGGGCCGATTTTCTGGCAGGGGTGCCGGTCGAGGAAGCCCCCGCGAGCCCTTGCATGTATTGCAATGACGGGAGCGCGACTGAATGACCATTCAAATCACGCGCCTGACCAACGACAGCGCGCAGCTCACGAAAGTATTCTCGCTCGGCACCGACGGCGAGGTGGTCAAGCACACCAAGGCGTTCCTCAGCCGCGGCGAGGCCGAGCGGGTCGAGGTCGAGGACCTGGCCGGGTTCTCGCGGCTGCTGCACTCGCTCAAGCACAACCAGGCGCTGGCCTATGGCCTCGCCACGCGCCCCAAGGCCACGATCGTCACCAAGGACGTGATGCACGAGCACCCGGGCGCCATCGCGCGCAGCCGGGACTATTTCTCGTTCAGCGCGGGTGCGGCCATGTTCATGCTGGACCACGACGCCGAGCACGCGTCCGACCCGCTGAACACGGCAGACGCCCTGCGCGACGGGCTCATCAAGGCGTGCCCGGCGTTGCGCGACGCGCCCATGCTGTGGTGCGCCAGCAGTTCGTCGTTCATCGAGCGTGACGACGGTGGCGCGCCCATCACAGGCATGCGCGGTCAGCGTCTCTATATCCCGTTCAAGCAGGGCACCGACATCGAGCGCGCGGGCCTCGCGCTGTACGCGCACACGTGGCTCGCGGGCTACGGCCACTATGTGGTAGCCAAGAACGGGCGGCTGCTCGACCGTTCCATCATCGACTCGTCCGTCTACCAGCCCGAGCGCATCGACTTCGCCGCCGGCGCTCAGTGCCACGCGCCGCTGGTGCAGCGCCGTCCCGATCACAAGATCTGGAACGGTGGCGCCGAACTGTTCGACTCCCGCCTCATCCCGGATCTGGACGCCGCGCAGCGCGCGCAGCTGCTCGAGGTCCAGGCCGCCGAGCGCGCTCTGGTGAAGCCCGAAGCCGACCGGGTGCGTGCCCAGTACATCGAGGACGAGGCCGAGAGCCTGGCGGCCACGCAGGACATGGACATCGAGCGTGCGCGGCTGGTGGTGCGCGCGGCTGTCGAGGACGGCACGCTGTACGCTGACTACGTGCTGATGCCGGAGGAAGGCAAGCCGGTGACCGTGGGCGAGGTGCTGGACAACCCGACCCGCTGGCACAACAAACGCTTCGCGGACCCCTGCGAGCCCGGGTACCGCAACGACCGGCGCATCGCGTGGCTGAACCTGCGCTCGGGCGGTCGGCCCTATCTGTGGAGCTGGGCGCATGGCGGTATTCGCTACGACCTGGTGCGCCAGCCCAAGCTGCTCAAGCTGCAGGCGGGCGAGCTCTCGCGGATCGCGGACGACTCGCTGGCCATCATCCGCGACGCGGGCGACGTCTACGACTTCGGCGACGGCGCCATCGCGCGTGTGGCTGAGGGTCGCGTGCACCAGGTCACGGCCACCTGGATGCTGGACTATCTGGGACGCGTGATCCGCTTCGAGCGCTGGGACGGTCGTGCCAAGGACTGGACGCCGGCCGACGCCCCCGAGAAACTGGCCAAGTTCATCTGCGACCGCACCGGCGAGCGCGACCTGCCCAAGCTGACTGCCGTCATCACGGCGCCCACGCTGCGCCCGGACGGCACGGCACTGGACACGCCGGGCTATGACGCGGCCACGGGCCTGCTGTTCCTGTCCGATGACCGCGATCCGCTGCGCGTGCCGGTTGCGCCGACTTTCGAGCAGGTGCAGGAAGCGTTCGCCGAACTCTGGGCCCCGTTCGCCATGTTCCCGTTCGCGGACGACGAGGCGCGCGGCGTCATGCTGGCGGCGCTGCTGACCGCCGTGCTGCGTCGTGCCATCCCCACGGCGCCGGGCTTCGCTTTCGACGCGCCGGCGGCCGGCACCGGCAAGACCAAGCTCGCGCAGTGCGTGGCCGTCTTGGGTGGCAACAGCCCGGCGGTGTATGCCCCGCCGCGCGACGAGCCCGAGGCGTCCAAGGCGCTGTTCTCGCTGCTGCTGGGCGGCTCGGGCTGCGTGATCTGGGACAACATGGTGCGGCCCCTCGAGGGCGCCGTGCTCAATGCGTTCCTGACCGCCGCTGAGTTCAGCGACCGGGTGCTGGGCGCCTCGAGCAACAAGACGGTACCGAACCGCGCCATGTTCATCGCCAGCGGCAACAACCTGGCGGTGCGCGGCGACGCCTGCCGGCGCATCCTGCGCTGCCGCATCGACGCGGCCACCGAGACGCCCTTCCTGCGCTCGTTCCCGTTCGACCCTCTCGTCAAGGTGCGCGACAGTCGCCAGGTGCTGGTGCGCGCTGCGCTGACCGTCCTGCGGGGCTACCAGACGCTGGGCATTCCCATGGGCGAGGGGGAACTGGCCTCGTTCGAAGCGTGGGACCAGCTGGTGCGCCAGTGCGTCGTGTGGTGCGCCGACACGGGCGTGGGTGGCGATGTGGGGCTCATGGATCCGGCCGCTTCGGCACTCAGGGCGGCCGACGAGAACCCCGAGAAGGTGCTGCTTGGCCGCGTCATGGATGCGTGGGTGGGCATCTACGGCCACGAGCCGGTGTCCGCCGCAGCAGTGCTACGGGGGGACACGGACAGCATGGAGGACTCGCCGGCCCACGAATTGATGCAGGAAGTCATCGAAGAACTGTCCGATGGTGATCGGGCATTCAGTGCCAAGCGATTTTCTGCATGGTTGAACAAGCATCGCGATGAAGTGGTCAACGGGCAGTTTTTTGCGAATTCGCAAGATTTGCACGAAAAGACCCTCAAGTGGAAGGTGAAACGGGTCAAGGGGTAGTTCGTTTTGCGGGTATCGCGGGTATTGCGGGTATTGTTTTAGCTGATGTACGAGAAGTGTCAGTAGTGTATATACGTGACACTTTATATAAATGGGCTGAAAAGATACCCGCAATACCCGCAATACCCGCAAACGTTGAATCTGCAGTTTTTTGCGGGAAAGGAGGTGCGATCATGGGTAAGCGGACCGTGGCCGTGAACGACATGGGGTTGCGCATCGGCGAGGACCACCCGATGGCGAAACTCACGAACGCCGACATTGAGCGCTTGCTGCAGCTCAGGGCGGACACAGGGTGGGGGTACAAGCGCTTGGGGCGCGTGTTCGAGATCTCGCCGAGTCAGGTCAGGCGGATCGTGCAGGGCCAGCACCGTGGCCAGGCCGCGATGGGGTACCGGACCATCGAGCAGGAGTAGGGTGCCTTTACCGCTCGGGTGAGGTCTGATACTCCCGGGCATGAAACTCACACCAGAAAAGCTCGCTGCGTTTTGCGCTGCCCTGTCCGAGACGTGCAACGTCGGCAAGGCATGCAAGGCCGTGGACATTTCGCGGTGGACGGCATACCACTGGCGATCGGAGATGCCGGATTTCGCCGCCGCGTGGGATGCCGCGATGAAGGTCGGTGTCACCGCCCTGGAGGACGAGGCACACCGCCGGGCCTTCGAGGGGGTGGACAAGCCCCTCGCGCACCAGGGCAGGTTCACGTACCTGTTCCGCGAGGTGAAGGACGCGGACGGCAATCCGGTGATCGACGAGGCCACCGGCGCGGCAAAGATGGAGCCTGTGCTCGACGAGCAGGGCAACCACAAGGTGGCAGCCGTGCGCGAGTACAGCGACACGCTGGCCATCTTTCTGCTCAAGGCCCACGACCCGGACAAGTACCGCGAAAACTCGAAGGTCGAGCTGTCCGGCCACCTGGCCACCACGGACATGAGCGATGACGAGATCCGCGCGGAGATCGCCGCGCTGGCCGCATCCGGCGCGCTGCCCGTGACCCCGCAAGGCCCCGATGATGGGAGCGACCTCGTCTAAGGAGCGCGCAGCCCTCGAGCGCCAACTGCTCCTGCTGCGCGAGCTCAAGCGACGCCACCCGTGGTCCCCGCTGCCAGGACCGCAGTCCATGGCCTTCACATCGCAGGCCAAGATCATCGGATACGGCGGCGCCGCGGGTGGCGGCAAGACCGACCTGGCCTGCGGCAAGGCGCTGACCAAGCACCGCAAGGTGATGATGCTGCGCCGCGTGGGCACCGAACTCACGGGCATCGAGGATCGGCTCGAGGAGCTGATCGGCAACAAGCTCGGCTACAACGGCCAGAAAAAGATCTGGCGTACACAGCGCCCCGACGGCAAGCCCCTGCAGATCGAGTTCGCCAGCCTGCCCAACCCGGGCGACGAGCGCGGCTATCAGGGCCGTCCGCACGACCTGCTGGTGTTCGACGAGGCAGCCAACTTTCTCGAGGCGCAGGTGCGGTTCCTGCTGGGCTGGCTGCGATCCGTGGACCCCACGCAGCAGTGCCAGGCCCTGCTCACGTTCAACCCGCCAACGAGCGCTGAAGGCCGCTGGATCATCGATTTCTTCGCGCCATGGCTCGACCCCAAGCACCCGTGCCCGGCCCAGCCAGGCGAGCTGCGCTGGTTCGCCATGGTCGATGGCAAGGAGATCGAGGTCGTGGACGGCACGCCGTTCCAGCACGACGGCGAGACGATCACGCCCGAGTCGCGCACGTTCATCCCGTCGCGAATCGCGGACAACCCTTACCTGATGGGGACCGGCTACATGGCTACCCTGCAAGCACTCCCCGAGCCGCTGCGCTCCCAGATGCTCTACGGCGACTTCCAGGCGGGTATCGAGGACGATGCCATGCAGGTCATCCCCACCGCGTGGGTGGAGGCGGCCATGGCCCGCTGGAAGCGGCGCGAGAGCAAGCCGCGCATGGACTCGCTGGGCGTGGACGTGGCGCGCGGTGGCAAGGACAACACCATCATCTCGCGGCGCCACGGCTGGTGGTTCGACGAGCTGCTGGCCTACCCGGGCACGCAGACCCCGGACGGGCCCACCGTGGCCGGCCTGGTGATCGCGGCACGCCGGGACAATGCCCCGATCCACATCGATGTGATTGGTGTCGGGGCGAGCCCGTACGACTTCCTGCAGCAGGCGGGCCAGACCACGGTAGGCGTGAACGTGGCCGAGGCCTCGGACGCCACCGACAAGTCCGGCCGGCTCACGTTCGCCAACCTGCGATCCCAGTACTGGTGGCAGATCCGCGAAGCGCTGGACCCGGCCGCGAACAACGGCATTGCGCTGCCGCCCGACCAGCGGCTGCTGGCCGACTTGTGCGCGCCCCGCTGGCGGCTGCAGGGCAAGACGATCTACGTGGAGAGCCGCGACGAGATCATCAAGCGGATCGGCCGCAGCCCGGACTACGCGAGCGCGCTCATCCTGGCCCTGATCGACACCCCGCGAGTCGAGGACCTGCCGGGTGCCTCTACCCGCGCATCGTCCTCTTACGATCCGTACCAATCGCTAATCCGCTAGGGCCGCCATGCGCTCCGCTGTTGCCATCCGACCGTGCACTGTCTCCGACCTCGAGGCATCGCCTTGCTTTGAGGCGCTGCTGGCCGAGTACGGCGTGGAGTCGGGCATCCCGGAGTTTGGGCCGCCCGTGGCGCAGATGGCGACGTACAAGCACCTCGAGGCCGCTGGCGCGCTGCAGGTCATCGCGGCGGTGCAGGACGGCGAACTCGTGGGCTTCGTGACCGTGCTCCGATCCGTGCTGCCGCACTTCGGCAAACAGGTGGCGATCACCGAATCGCTGTTTGTGACGAGTGAAGCGCGAAGCACAGGCGCGGGCCTCGCGCTGCTGCACGCGGCCGAGGACCTGGCGCGGGAGCAGGGCGGCGAGGCGCTGCTGGTGAGCGCACCGATCGGTGGACGGCTCGAGAAGGTGCTGCCGGGCGTGGGTTACCGCGCGACCAGCCGCATTTTCTTCCGGGAGCTGGTGTGATCCCCGCCGTTGTCCCGGACATCGCGCCGATGTCGGATGCCGACCTCGAGAAGGTGCGCCGGCTCGAGGGCAGGGTGCTGGCGCTCCCGCAGATATCGCTGCACACGGACCACGTGCTGCATGGCGGCATGTACGCCCGAACCATCTGCCTGGCCCCGGACACCGTGCTCACCGGGGCGCTGATCAAGATCCCCACGGTTCTGATCATCTCGGGCGACGTGCTGGTGTACACGGGCGACGTCATGCCACGCCGGGTGATCGGCTACCACGTCCTGAGCGCGGCGGCATGGCGCAAGCAGGCCTTCATTGCCGTGGCGGAAACCCACATGACGATGGTTTTCCCTACGCAGGCGACCACGGTCGAGCAGGCCGAGAACGAATTCACGGATGAGGCTGACCGGCTGATGTCGCGCCGTCAGGGCCTCGCCACAAAGGAGCAATAGCCATGTCTGGTGGAATCTCTGGGGGTGTGATCGCGGGCCTGGCCGCAGCCGCGATCTCGGCTGGCGCGCAGGTGTACAGCTCCGAACAGCAGCGCAAAGCGTCGAACAAGGCCGCCGATGCCAGCAAGGCCGCTGCCGACGCGGCCAAGATTGCACCGGGCACGCAGTCCGCAAAGGGCCCTGACCAGCCGCTGCTCAACAGCGCTGCAGGTATGGCTGACAACGCCACCTCGGGCAGCGCGGCCAACACGCTGCTGACCGGCGCGGCGGGCGTCGACCCGAACAACCTGCAGCTGGGCAAGAACTCGCTGGGCGGCTCGATGCTGGGCGCCAACAGCCTGCTGGGTGCCTGACGATGGCGGCACCTGCAGCCAACGCGCCGAACATCCCGAACCTGCGCAAGCGGTGGACCGCGCTCGACACCGAGTGGACCAGCTGGCGCGACGTCTACGCGCAGCTCTCCGACTTCGTGCTGCCGTTCGCCGGCCGGTTCTCGGAAACCGACCGCAACCTCGGGAACCGTCGCTACGGCAACATCTTCGATTCGACCACCACCCGTGCGCTGCTCGTGCTCGGGGCTGGCCTCATGTCCGGCATGTCGAGCCCGGCGCGGCCATGGTTTCGCCTGGGCACGGCCGATCCGGAACTCTCGAACTATCAGCCGGTGAAGCTGTGGCTTAACGACGTGCAGCGCCGCATGCTGGACCTGTTCCAGCGCACCAACGTCTACCAGTTCCTGCATAGCTCGTACCTCGAGCTGGGGCTGTACGGCACGGGCGCCACGTTCCTGGCCGACGACTTCGACAACGTCCTGTACGGCTACCCGCTGACCTGCGGCGAATACCGGATCTCGGCCAACTATCGCGGCGAGGTGGACACGCTGGGCCGGAAGTTCCAGAAGACGGTTTCGCAGGTGGTGCGCGAGTTCGGCATCAAGAACGTGAGCCAGGCCACCAAGAGCTTGTACGACGCCGGAAACCTCGATGCGTGGGTGACGCTTTATCACCTCGTCGAGCCGCGCGCGGACCGCGACCTGCGTCGCACGGGCGACGCGATGAACATGCCGTTCTCCTCGAAATACTGGGAAGACGGCGCCAAGAACGACGAGAGTTACCTGCGCGAGTCGGGGTTCGAGGAGTTCCCCGCGATCTGCCCGCGCTGGCAGCTGTTCGGCAGCGACATCTACGGCAACTCCCCGGGCATGGTGGCACTGGGCGACGTGAAGCAGCTGCAGCACGAGCAGCTGCGCAAGGCCGAGGCCATCGACTACCAGACCAAGCCGCCGCTGCAGGCGCCGACCGCGCTCAAGAACCGCGAGACGAACATGCTGCCCGGCGGGGTGACGTACTACGACAGCCCGAACCAGCAGGCGTCGATCCGCTCGATGTGGGACGTCAACCTGAATCTCTCGTACCTGAACGCGGACATCGCCGACGTGCGCGAGCGGATCAACGCGTGCTTCTTTGTCGATCTGTTCCTGATGCTGCAAGGCCAGGACCGCACGCAGATGACCGCCACCGAGGTGGCCCAGCGGCACGAGGAAAAGCTGCTGATGCTCGGCCCAACCCTCGAGCGACTGCATGACGAGGCCCTGAACCCCCTGGTGGAGCGCGCGTTCGCCCGCATGCTGACCCTTGGCCTGCTGCCGCCGCCGCCCGAGGAGATGCAGAACCAGCAGCTGAACGTCGAGTTCATCTCGATGCTGGCGCAGGCGCAGCGCGCGGTGGGCGTGAACAGCACCGACCGCTACCTCATGACGCTGGGCACGATGGCCCAGATGAAGCCCGATGTGATGGACAAGCTCGACGCGGACAGTGCGGCGGACATCATCGCCGACCAACTGGGCGTCGACCCCCGCATGATCGTGGCCAACGAGAAGGTGGCGCTGATCCGCCAGCAGCGCGCCCAGGCACAGCAAGCCGCCGCGCAGGCCGAGATGATGCAGCAGGCCGCCGGCGCCGCCAAGGACCTCGGATCGATCAACACGGCCCAGCCGAACGGCCTCACGGACCTCATGAACCTGACCAGCGGCTATACGCTGCCGCAGTCCTACCAGTAGGAGCGCGACATGCAACTCGTATCCATGCAGCTGACCGAGGCCGAGGCCAAGGAGGAAAGCGGTATCGCGCAGACGTCGGAAGACCTGCCGCGCTATCCGTACGGCTTGTGCCTGGACCTCGACGACGAGGCGCTGCAGAAGCTGGGCATCACCGATCTGCCGGCCGTCGGCAACACCATGCAGCTGGTGGCCCGGGTGCGCGTCACTCGCATCTCGCAGTACGAGAACCAGGAGGGCAAGGACGCCTGTCTCGGCCTGCAGATCACGGACATGGGGCTCGACTCGGACGCGGCGCCGGCCGCTCGCTCCGATGCGCAGATCGCGTCCTCGCTCTACCGCTAGGGGTGCCCTTACCTCGACACGCGGCCCGTATTCTCCGGACACATGAGCGGATACGACCCCACTGACATTCGGGCGCAAGAGCGCGCCAGGCTCGATCAGGCCCGCAAGGCCGAGCACGAGCAACGCGTGTTGATGGACGACGTAAGCCGTTTGATGAGTCGCAAAGAAGGGCGCCGCATTGTGCGCCATCTCCTCGGCGCAGCTGGCACCTACCAATCGTGCTTCAGCACCAATGCCCTGCAGATGGCCCATAGCGAAGGCAAGCGCGAAATGGGTCAGTACCTCCTGGCACTGATCCAGCAAGCCTGCCCCGAGCGATACCTCGAAATGCTCTCGGAGCACATGAAAGATGAGCGAAGCAGCGACCGGCCAAACGCAAACTGATTCCGGCGTGACGCAGACGGAAGGCGCAGCGACCACCACGGTGGCCGAGACGACGACCGTCGACCAGCAGCAACAGCAGCAAGGGACCGAGCAGAAGGGCAAGGAAGGCGAATCCACGGAAACCAGCAAGGCCGGCGACAAACCGGGCGAGCAGGGCGCGAAGGACGACGTCAAGCCGACACCCAAGGCCCCCGAGCAGTACGAGGATTTCACCGCGCCCGAGGGCACGGTTCTGGATTCCGCACTGACCGGTGACCTGAAGACGCTGGCAAAGGATCTGGACCTGACGCAGGAGCAAGCGCAGAAGGTCGCCGATCTGGGCGTGAAACACGCGCAATCGCTCGTGGCAAAGCAGACGGAAGCACTGACTGCTGCGGCCACGGAATGGGAAGCGCAAGCCCGTGCCGACACCGAATATGGCGGCGACGCTTTCGAGGAAAACCTCAGCGTGGCCAAGAAAGCGGTGGATGCGTTCGCGACGCCCGAGCTGAAGAAGCTGCTGAATGAAACCCGACTGGGCAGTCACCCGGAGATGATCCGGTTCATGGTCCGGGCGGGCAAGGCAATCAGTGAAGACCGGTTTGTCGGTGGGCGCCCCGCAGCTGGCAAGCGTTCCGCAGAAGACCGGTTGTACGCGAACACGAAAACCAAATAAGGAGCCCGGCAAATGGCTACTCTCCCGACCAATGGTGGTGCCGTCACGCTGACCGACTTCGCCAAGTCGCTCGATCCGGACGGCTCGACTGCGGCAGTCATTGAACTGCTGAATCAGGCCAACGAAGTCAACCAGGACATGACGTGGATGGAGGGTAACCTCGCCACCGGCCACCGCACGACTGTCCGCACCGGCCTGCCCAGCCCGACGTGGCGCAAGCTGTACCAGGGCGTGCAACCCTCGAAGTCGAAGCGCGCGCAGGTGGACGATGCCTGCGGCATGCTCGAGGCTCGCAACGAGGTGGACGTCGACCTCGCCGACCTGAACGGTAACAGCTCGTCCTTCCGCCTGTCGGAAGCGCAGGCCGAGATCGAGGGCATGAACCAGGCACTGTGCCAGACGCTGTTCTACGGCGACACCACGGTGAATCCCGAGCGTTTCATGGGCCTGTCGCCTCGCTATTCCTCGAAGTCCGCGCAGAACGGCGTGAACATCGTGGACGGCGGCGGTACCGGCGCCGACAACACCTCGGTGTGGCTGGTGGTGTGGGGCAAGAACACTGTTACCGGCATCTACCCGAAGGGCACGCAAGCCGGTCTTGACCACAAGGACCTGGGCGAAATCGACGCCTTCGACCAGCAGACCCCGCCGGCGCGCTTCCGTGCGTATGCGGATCTGTGGAAGTGGAAGTGCGGTCTGACCGTCCGCGACTGGCGCTACGCCGTGCGTATCGCGAACATCGACATCTCGGACCTGGTAGGCCAGACCGGCACGCAAGCGCCGACCGCTGCCACCGCGCTGATGAAGCTGATGATTCAGGCGATGGCCCGCATCCCGATGATGGGCATGGGCACGCCGGTGTTCTACGCGAACCGCACGGTGAAGGAATGGCTGTCGATCGCTGCGCTGGACAAGTCGCAGAACGCGGTCACGGTCGAGCCGGCCGTCACCCAGTTTGGCGACGTCAAGCCGGGCAGTCTGGGCAACGGCACCACGCGCTTCCTGGGCGTCCCGGTGCGCACGGTTGACCAGCTGCTGTCGGCCGAATCCCGCGTGGTCTAAGCGCCAACGACAAATCAAGGAGTCATAACCATGATCCTCGACATCCAAGAACAGTTCTCGTCGGCGCAATCGATCGTGTCGGCAGCTGGCGATGTGGTTTCGACCAATATCTACGACACCGGCGCAGCCGCGGACGTGGGTATCGGCGAGGAAATCTACCTCGTCACCCGCCTCGGCGCGGCTGTCACCTCCGGTGGTGCCGCCACCGTACAGGTGGTGCTGCAGACCGCTGACGATGCGGCCTTCTCGACGAACCTGACGGAGTTTCCGCAATCGAGTGCGCTGGCCCTGGCCGCGCTTACCGCGAACACGGAAATCTCCAAGCAGCGTCTGCCGATCGGCCTGCGTCGCTACCTGCGCGTGGTCTACCGTGTCGGCACGGCGGCCACGACGGCCGGCACCGTGGATGCCTTCCTCGTGAAGGACGTCCAGGCCAACCGTCCGTACGCCTCCGGCTTCACCGTTCAATAAGGAGTAGCACATGCTCGTACGCGCACTCAAGCAAGGTTACGCCGGCAAGGACGGCCACCAGTGGCGTGAACCCGGTGACGTTTTCGAGATCGAGGACGACATCGCAAACGTCTCGCTCAAGCGGGGCGATACCTGGTTCGAGCCGGTGAAGGACGACAGGGCCAAGCCGGCCGCCAAGGGCAAGGCCGACAACGACCTCGCCTGATCGGTCCTGCGGACTAGTGAACCAATTCGGGGGCCCGCGCGGCCCCCGTTTTCGTAGGTGCATACATGGCATCCCAAGTCGATATCTGCAACCTCGCGCTGTCGCGGCTGGGTGATGCGGCCACCGTGGCCAGCATCGATCCGCCCGAGGGCAGCCCGCAGGCAGGACGGTGCAAGCAGTGGTACCCGATCTGCCGGGATCTCGTGCTCGAGGCCCATCCGTGGTCATTTGCCACGCGCCGCGTGGCGCTGGCCAACCTGGCACCCGTTACGCCGTCGTGGCAGTTTGCCTACGGCAAGCCGGCCGATTGCCTCAAGGCATGGGCGGTCCTGCCGCCGGACGCGCTCGATGATTACAGCGTTGGCCTGCCGCAGAGCTATGGCTCGTTCACCGGCATGCCGGTCGATCGCGTCATCGACGTTGGCGCCGCGTACGTGCCGCAGGACTTCGACGAGGAAACCGCAGCCGACGGCACGGCCCTGATCCTGACCAATCAGGAGAACGCGGTCCTGCGCTATACCTACCGCCAGGACGACCCGACGCGCTACACCCCGTCCATGGTCGACGCATTCGTGTTGCTGCTTGCTTCCTATCTGGCGGGGCCAATCATCAAGGGCGACGCCGGCGCAGCGGTGGGCAAGGACCTGTACCGGCTCTACCTGACCGCGTTGGGGCTCGCCAAGGCGCAGGACTCGGTCACGCGGCAGATCCACCCGAAACAGGTGGTGCCCTGGATGGCGAGGCGCTGATGCCGAACGTACGCACACTGGATCGCTCCTTTTCGGGCGGGGAGATCAGCCCTGAGATGTTCGGGCGCGTGGATCTCGCCAAGTTCCAGACGGGGCTGGCGAAATGCCTGAACTTCATCGTGCTGCCGCACGGGCCGGCCGTGAACCGGTCGGGGACGGAGTTCGTGCGCGAGGTCAAGAACAGCGCACAGCGTACGCGGCTGATTCCATTTTCGTTCAATACGGAGCAGACATTCGCGCTCGAGTTCGGCCCCGGCTATGTCCGCTTCCACACCGTGGGCGCCACGCTCGAGAGCCCGCCCGGCACGCCCTACGAGGTGGCCACGCCCTACGCCGAACCGTACCTGTTCGATATTCACTATGTGCAGTCGGCTGACGTGCTCACGTTGGTGCACCCGAAGTACCCGCCCAAGGAGCTTCGCCGCCTGAGCGCCACTAGCTGGACGCTGACTGACATCTCGTTCGCGCCGCAGGTGCAGCCACCTAGCGGCCTGACCGCTACCCCCAGTGGCCCCGGCGGCGGCAACCCCCGCACGTACAGCTACGTGGTGACGGGTAGCAATGTGGACGGTACCGTGGTCGATGAATCGGTCGCCTCGGGCAGCGCATCGGCCTCGCTTGACCTGTCCGTGGCGGGCAACATTATCACGCTGAACTGGACGCCGTCGCCTTCGGCACCGGACCGATACGACGTTTACAAGGCCGAGAACGGCGTCTATGGTTTCATTGGCCGGTCTGCTGGCTTCGCATTCGTGGACAACAACATCTCGCCGGACATGTCGCAGAGCCCGCCGAGCGGCATCAACCCGTTCTCGGGTGTCGGCAACTATCCCGGCGCGGTGTCCTACTATGAGCAGCGTCGAGCCTTCGCCGCGACTGAGAACCGGCCGCAGACAATCTGGATGACGCGCTCGGGCACGGAAACCAACCTGACCCAGTCCATCCCGACGCGCGATGACGATGCCGTTATCTTCCGTATCGCTGCCCGCGAGGTGAACCAGATCCGGCACCTGGTGCCGCTGGCCACCCTGGTCGTGCACACCGCCAGCGCCGAATGGCGCATCCAGTCGACCGACAGCGGCGCCCTCACGCCGTCTACCATCTCGGCCAAGCCCCAGAGCTACACTGGCTCGAACAACGTGCAGCCGGCCGTGGTGGGCAACAACATTCTGTTCGCGCGCGCCCGAGGCGGCCGGGTGTCCGAATTCTCCTATGCGTACGACAACCAGGGCGGCTATCGGTACCAGGCCGCTGACCTCTCGCTCGTTGCGCCGCACCTGTTCCAGGGATACACGATTCAGGACATGGCCATGGCCAAGGCGCCGTACCAGATCCTGTGGACCGTGTCCTCGAGCGGCGAGCTGGTTGCCTGCACCTACGCCCCCGAGCAGCAGGTCGCTGGGTGGCACCACCACAACACGGTCAACGGCGCCTTTGAATCGGTGTGCTCGATCGGCGAAGGCGACGAGGACGCCGTCTATGTGATCGTCAAGCGTACGATCAACGGGCGGCAGGCGCGTTATGTGGAGCGATTCCACACCCGCCAGTTCGCGACGCAGGCCGACGCCTATTTCGTCGATGCAGGCGCGTCATACAGCGGGCCGCCGATTAGCACGATTTCGTCGGGCCTTAACCACCTCGAGGGGCAAACGGTCAGCATCCTGGCCGATGGTGGCGTACTGCCGCAGCGGGTCGTCACCGGCGGCACGATCACGCTCGACCAGCCGGCGAGCAAGATCCAGGTGGGCCTGCCGATCACCGCGCGGCTGCAGACGGTGCCCATGTCGTTCGAGACACAGGCGCTGGGACAGGGCCGGGCCAAGAACGTGAACAAGGTATTCCTGCGCCTGGTCGATTCGTCCGGTATCTGGGTGGGCCCGAGCTTCACGCCGGCCGAAATGGCCGAACTCAAGATCCGCACGGACGAACCCTGGGGGACGCCGCCGCGGCTGCAGACCGGCGAACTGGAACAGGTGCTCCACCCGTCGTGGAATCAGGACGGCTCGGTGTGTATCGAGCAGCGCGACCCTCTCCCGGTCACGATCGCGGCCATGTCGATGGAGGTGGCCATTGGCTCGTAGGGCGCAGATCGATGTCAGGTGGCCGACCAGCGCGGACGGTCGCTATCTGATCGACCACCTGCGAGAAGCCGACAGGCTGGAGCTGAAAGCGAGCATCGGCGACGTCTGCCCGTACACGGCCATGGACGTCGTGCTCGCGCGCTGCAGCCACGCATGGGCGGTGTTCGCCGACGGCCGGCTCCTCATGATCGGGGGCCTGGTACCGGTGGGCACGCTGTTGACCACTGACGAGGCCGAACCCTGGATGCTCGGCACCACCGACCTCGAGCGTCTGCCGGGTGCCCTTACTCGTGTCGCCCTCCGTTACCTTGCGGTCATGAAGGGGCACTATCGCCGCCTGGCCAATCACGTCGATGCGCGCAACGTCAAGAGCATCCGGTGGCTGAAGCGGCTGGGGTTCACGGTGCATCCGGAAACGGTGCCCTTTGGGCCTTACGGCATGCCATTCCACCCATTCGAGATGGATCAATAACATGTGCTTCGCGAGTATGGGCCCGTTGGTGTCCGCAGGCTCCTCGATGCTGGGCGGGACGGACGGTGGCGCAGCTGCCAGCGGAGGCGGCTATGCGTCCCTGCTGCCATCCGTAGTCAGCGCCATCGGCGGCGCGGCCACGAGCGGAGCCGCCGCATCCGGCCGGCGAGCCGTGGCGGACTACAACGCCACGATTGCCGAGAACAACGCCGACCTGGCCACGCTGCAGGCACAGGACGCGGTCACACGCGGACGCCAGTCGGAATCCGACCTCTACCGTCAGAGCGGGCAGCTTATGGGCCGCCAGCGCGTGAACACCGCCGCGAACGGCATCTCGCTGAACGAGGGGTCGCCGGCAGCCATCGAGGCCTCGACCCGCTACATGCGCGATGTGGACCTTGCGACGCTGCGCAACAACGCTGCGCGCTCGGCGTGGGGCTACAACGTCCAGGCCGACAACTACCGCTCGCAGGCCAAGGCGTATCGCGCCGCGGCCGACGCCAGCAGCCCGACCGCATCCGTGGCCACGTCGCTGCTGGGCAGCGCTTCGGGGGTGTCGTCGAAGTGGTATGACCTCTACAAGAACGCAGGCGGCGGCAAGACGGCGACCGAGGACATGCCCTCGGGCAGTTCCGTCTTCAGCTCGTCGGGCTTTTTCGGGGACTGACCATGGCGAAAGTCCCAACCTACGAGGCCCCGCAAGTCGCCCGGCAGGGCCTGCCAGACGCGCGCCAGCAGGCTGCGCCCGTGGGTCTGGCCGTGGACGCGGCGAACAACCAAGCCGCCGCGACAAGCCGGACCAGCGAGCAGCTGGCCGACACCACGTTCAACATCGGCCTGGACATGCAGAAGCAGGCCAACGCGCTGCGCGTCGACGACGCGTTGAACCAGGCACGCGAAGCCGTCATGGACCTGAGCTACGGCAAGGACACCGGCTACACCAATCTCAAGGGGCGCGACGCGCTCGAGCGCGCCAGCGGCCAGCCCCTGGCCGACGAGTATGGCGGCAACCTCAACCAGCGTTTCGGCGCAATCGAGCAGACCCTCGGCAACGACGCCCAGCGCCTCGCGTTCCGCCAGCGCGCCAACGACATGTCCACCCAGTTCCGTGCCAGCGTGATGCAGCACGAGAACCAGGAGTTCAAGAACTACGCGCTGTCGACGGGCGAGGGGATCATCTCCACCCGCCAGCGCGAGATCGGGCTGAACTACGACAATCCGGCCATGGTGGCCGATGCCGTGACGTCGATCCGCGCGCAGGCCTACAACATCGCCCGGCTGACCGGGAAGTCGGCCGAGTGGGCCGAGATGCAGGCGCGCCAGCAGGCCAGCAATGCACACCTGGTGGCCATCGACGCGGCGCTGCAGAACAACAACCCGCGCTTCGCTGACCAGTACCTGAAGAACAACGCCAAGGACATGGACGCGAACGATATCCTGCGCGCCAATGGCCTGATCACCAAGCAGCTCGATGTCCAAATCGGCAACGCCGCCGGGCGGGACGTCATGACGCGGGCGCTGCCGGCGCTGGTGCCTAGCGACGCTGGACGTCTGTCCAATCTGGTGGTGCAGTCGGGCACGCCCGAGGCCACGGGGCTGGCCGAGTTCGTCAAGCAGCAGGAGAGCGGCGGCAAGCGCTACGGTACCGACGGCCAGCTGCTGACGTCGCCCAAAGGCGCCAAGGGCGAAATGCAGGTGCTCGACAGCACCAACAAGAACCCCGGATTCGGCGTGCGCCCGGCGGCCGACGACAGCCCCGACGAGCGCGCCCGCGTGGGGCGCGACTATCTCGACGCCATGCTGAAGCGATACCAGGGCAACGTACCGCAGGCACTCGCCGCGTACAACGCCGGGCCGGGCAGCGTCGATGCCGCGATCCGCGAGGCCAACAAGAACGGCACCCCGGCGCAGTGGATGACGTACCTACCCAAGCCCGGTGAGACGATCCCCTACGTGCAGGGGATCATGAAGCAGTACAGCACGGGCGGCGGAGCGCCGGCCAAGCCGACCGAGTTCGAATTGCACCGACAGGTCGATGCGCTGATCGACCCGGCCACGCGGCCCGAGCAGAACAAGGCAGCGCGCCAGGTGGTGTCGCAGCAGCTGGCAGACCTGAACAAGGCCACCAAGCAGCGCGAGGACGAGGCCGTGGCCAACGTGCAGTCGGCACTGATCGCCAACGGCGGGCGGTTCACGGATCTGCCGCTGAACCTGCGCTCGTCGCTGCCGCCCGGCCAGTACGACAACATGCTGGCCTTCGCCGACAAGGTAGCCAAGGGCCAGCCCATCGAGACGGACTGGCAGCTGTACTACTCGCTCAAGACAGATCCGCAGGTGCTGGGCGCTGCCAACCTCATGGCGTTCCGCAACCGGCTGGGCGAGTCGGAATTCAAGCAGCTTACGAACGAGCAGCAGGACCTGCGCCAGGGCAAGACGGACGCCATGACGAACCTGCGCACGGGCAAGGACTATCTGAACCAGTATATGCGCGAGGCCGGCATCGACCCGACGCCCAAGGACGACGACGCCAAGGGCGCCGCCGTGGTGGGGCGGATCTGGAATGCCTACGAGCAGCGCATCCGAGCACAGGAATCCAATCTCGGCCGCAAGCTCAAGCCCGAGGAGCTGAAGCACGAGGCGGCGGCGCTGTTCTCGGCCGTCGAAGTGAATCGCCCGTTCTGGTTCGACAAGAGCATGCCGGCCGCCGGCGTGGCGCCCGACCAGGTCATCACGGTGCCGGCCACCGACCGCGAGCAAATCACCCAGGCCCTGCGCGCCGCCGGCAAGCCGGTAACCGACCAGGCCATCCAAGATGTGTATCGCCGCGCACGCGGCGTGACGCCTTTCAAGCGCAATGGCTGAAGACAATCCCTACCTGAACATCGTGCGACAGGACGCCGTCCAGTCGGCCGTCAACCCGTATTCGCAATTCGTGGATGCAGGCGACGGCGCGGCGGGCACGCCTGGCCGCCTCTCCATGATGCAGGTAGCGGACCGCAACCCTGACGTGGAGGCGCGCCTGCAGGCCCTCGCCAAGCAGTATGCCGTCCCGGTCGACTCGGTGCGGCTGCAGGAGCCGGATTACCAGCGCCGCGCGACGGTGGACTCGATCGATTACCAGGCGCTAGCCAAGGACTATCCGACCACGGCGGGCATGATCGGTGATCCGCAGAAGGCGGCCGTGTCCTACGACGACACGCCCAACCTGTCGGCCATCGAGAAAGGGGTGCGCTTCCTGACGAACTCGGGCCGCGCGCTGGTGTCGGCCATCCCGCAATTCAACGCCTCGGCGTGGGGTGTGGCGCAGGCCGGAGCGGATGCGCTGGCTACACTTACCGGCCCACTGGCGGGCACCATCCTGCCCGAGAACCCGTTCGAGCGCGTGTCGCGCGGCATTGCCGAACTGCGCCAGCGGCAGGACCAGACGACCAAGGACGTGATGCCGAAGGGCACCGGCGTGCTCGACAGCGGCTGGTACTCTGGCCTGCAATCGCTCGGCCAGATGGGGCTCGCGCTGCCGGCCGCCGCGACCGGCCAGCCGCAGGCGGCGCTTGGCATCCTGTCCGGCATCACCGGCGGCCAGGCGTACGGCGAGGCGCGCGACAAGGGCCTGCCATTCCAGCAGGCGCTGCCGTTCGCCGCGTCGCAGGCTGCGATCGAGTACGCCACCGAGAAAATCCCCGTGGCGCGGTTCCTGACCGATATCCGAGCCGGCACGCCGTTCTATTCCATGCTGGCCCGCAACATGGCCGCCGAGGTGCCGGGCGAGCAGGTCGCCACGATCCTGCAGGATCTGAACGAGTGGGCGGTCCTGAACCCCGAGAAGCCGTTCTCGTCCTACCTCGAGGAGCGGCCCAGCGCCGCAGCCCAGACGCTGATCGCCACCCTGGTGGCGTCAGGCGGCGCCGTCAGCACGGCCAAGGGCGTCGAGCTTGCGGCCGACCGGCTGCGCGGGCGCAATACCCTGGTGCAGCAGGGCATGGAGGACGGCGACATGCTGGCCCAGCTAAGCGAGGCCGCCGCGGCTTCCAAGCTTCGGGCGCGCGACCCGGAGACGTTCCGCGAGTTCGTGGCGCAGGCCGCTGAGGATGGTCCGGTGCAGGACGTCTACATCGACGTCTCGCAGCTGCAGGCGCTGGCCCAGTCGGGCGTCGACCTGTCGGCGCTGGCCGCCGCGTCGCCTTCCGTCGCCGAGCAGCTGCCGGTGGCTGCCGCCACGGGCGGCATGGTGCGCATCCCCATCGACGAGTACGCCACCACCGTGGCCGGTACCGAGATCGGCGACGCGCTGCTGCCGCACCTGAAGACAGACCCGGCCGGCATGACGCGCGCCGAGGCCGAGACGTACATGCAGGACCAGGCCGGCCAGCTGCAGCAGGAAGTCGAGCGAACCCTGAGCGCGCAGGCGCCGCAGGACCAGTTCAACACCTCGCGCGCCGTGGTCGAGCAGCAGGTGCTCGAGCAGTTGAACCAGGTGAACCGGTTCACGGAAGACGTGAACCGCAGCTACGCGGCGCTGATGGCGAACTTCTACGGCGTGCAGGCTCTGCGCCTGGGAATCACGCCCGAGGAAATGGCCGCACGCTATCCGTTGCGGGTGCAGGCGGTACTGGAACAGGGGACGCCGAATGGACTACCGATTGCTCCTGCAAACGACCGGGCCGCTGCACCTGCGGAACCCGGCGCTACCGCTCCCGTGGCCGATGAATCCGGTGCTGCAGGTGATGTATCTACGGTTCAGCCCGATCAGCAATCGGTTGCAGTAGAGGGCGCCACCAGCACGCTGAACCAGAACGTGCCTCGGGGTTGGGGCGGCGAGGGGCTGAACGAGCGCACCGACGTGCCGCCGGTGCTGGGCGGCAACACGCGCGGCGCGGTGTCGTTCGGCAAGGACATCACCCAGCAACCCACCGTCATCACGCTGCTGCAGAACGCCGACCTGTCGACGTTCCTGCACGAATCCGGCCACTTCTACCTTGAGGTGCTGACGGATATCGCCCGCCGGCCGGACGCGCCGCAGGAGATCAAGGACGACGTCCAGGCGCTGCTCGACTGGTTCGGCGTGCCGGATCTGGCCGCGTGGGACGGCTACGACCTCGAGCAAAAACGGTCCTACCACGAGCAGCTGGCGCGCGGCTTCGAGGCGTACCTGTTCGAGGGCAAGGCACCCAGCGTCGAACTGCAGGGCGTGTTTGCCCGGTTCCGCGCCTGGATGATCAATGTCTACCGATCGCTGCAGGCGCTCAACGTCAGCCTGACCGACGAGGTGCGCAGCGTGTTCGACCGCATGGTGGCATCGTCCGATGCCATCGCGGAGATGCAGGCTGTGCGCGGCATGGCGCCGCTGTTCGATTCCGCCGAGGCGGCTGGCATGTCGCCCGACGAGTGGCAGGCGTATCAGAATCTCGGCGCCGAAGCCCAGCAGGACGCAACCACCCAGCTCGAGGCGCGCAGCTTGCGCGACATGCGCTGGCTGTCGAACGCGCGCAGCCGCACGATCAAGGCCATGCAGAAGGAGGCCGAGGCCAAGCGCGCCAGCGTGCGCGAGGAGGTCGCAGGCGAGGTATACGCCACACCGCTCTACGGCAGCATGCAATTCCTGAAGCGCGGCACGACCACCGCCGGCGGCGAAGCGGCTGACATGACCGACGTCCCGCACAAGCTGTCCATCGAGGCGCTGACCGACATGTACGGCGGCGAGGCCGACAAGTTCGCGCTGCTCGACTGGTCGAAGCTCGGCTATGGCCAGTACGGCATGCTGGCCCGCGAGGGCCTGCACCCCGATGTCGTGGCCCAGATGTTCGGCTACACCTCGGGCGACCAGCTGGTGCACGCGCTGCTCGAGGCCGAGCCGGTGGACCAGGTCATCGACCGGATGACCGACCAGCGAATGCTCGAGCGCTTCGGCGACCTGTCCGACCCTGCCGCCATTCAGCGCGCGGCGGATCTGGCCGTGCATAACGAAGGCCGGGCCAAGTTCGTGGCCACGGAACTGAATGCCCTGAACCGCGCCACCGGCCAGCGCCAGGTGCTGGCGCGTGCCGCGCGCCAGTTCGCTGAGGCCGCCATCGCACGCCTGCGCGTGCGCGATATCAAGCCCAGCCAGTACGCCGTGGCCGAGGCCAAGGCGGCGCGTGCGGCGCAGGAAGCCCTGCGCAAGGACGACCTCGCCACTGCCGCCGTGCAGAAGCGCAACCAGCTGATTAACAACTACGCCACCCGGGCGGCCTACGCCGCGCGCGAGGAGGTCGACAAGTCGGTCGAATACCTGACCAAGTTCGACCGCGAGGGTGTGCGCAAGAACGTGGACCCCGCCTACCTGGACCAGATCGACGGGCTGCTCGAGCGCTTTGACCTGCGCAAGGGCACGACCCTGCGCGAACTCGAGAAGCGCAAGAGCCTGCTCGAGTGGGTGCAGTCGCAGGAGGAGCAGGGCCTGCAGCCGGTGATCGACCCCGCGCTGATCGACGAGGCCAACCGGAAGTCGTACAAGGACATGACGCTCGAGGAGCTGCGTGGCCTGACCGACGCCGTCAAGAACATCGAGCACCTGGGCCGGCTGAAAAAGAAACTGCTCACCGCCAAGGACCAGCGCGAGTTTCAGGCCGTGGCCGACGCCATCGCGGCGACGATCACGGACAACGCCAAGGGCATCGTGGCCGAGCGTCGCATCTCCGATCGTGGCCCGCTGGTCGACGTCGCATCCCTGTTCCGGAATTTCCTTGCAGACCACCGCAAGTTCGCCAGCGTCGTGCGCGAGTTCGACGGCTGGAAGGATGGCGGTGTGGCGTGGGAATACCTTGTGCGGAACATGAACGAGGCCGGGGATTTCGAGGCCGTCGAAAACGAGAAGGCCACGCTCAAGCTGCAAGAGCTTTTCGCGCCGGTGCTGGCCGGCGGCAAGCTGACGGCCAAGACCTATTTCCCTGCGCTGGATAAGTCGTTCACGCGCGAGGAGCGGATCGGCATGGCGCTGAACATGGGCAACGAGGTGAACCGCGAGCGTGTGCTCTCGGGTGAGCGCCTCTCGCCGGGCCAGCTGCAGGGCGTGCTCGACACCCTGACCAAAGAGGACTGGGATTTCGTCCAGGGCGTCTGGGACTATCTCGAGTCGTTCCGCCCACAGATCGCCGCCAAGGAAAAGCGCCTGACCGGCGTGGAACCGGCATGGGTCGAGCCGACCCCGGTGCAGACCAAGTTCGGCGAGTACAAGGGCGGCTACTACCCGATCAAGTATGACCCGCTGCGCAGCACGCGGGCCGAGGCCGACACCAACGCCGAGGTGCAGCGCCAGATCGAGCGCGGCATGTACACCCGCGCCATGACGCGGCGCGGACATCTGAAGGAGCGTTCGGAATCCACCGGCCGGCCTATCCGCTACGACATGAACGTCGTGTTCGAGCACGTCCAGCAGGTGGTGCATGATCTGGCGTGGCACGAGTACCTGGTCGACGCGAACCGCCTCCTGCGGGCCGGTGTGGTGGACTCGGCCATCCGGGCGCACTACGGGCCCGAGATCAACCGCACTCTGCGCGACACGCTTCGCGATGTGGCCATCGGCAACATGGGCGCGCTGGACTCGCTCGACAAGCTCATGAACCACCTGCGAACCGGCTCGACCATCGTCGGCTTGGGCTGGCGCGTGACCACTTCGCTGCTGCAGCCGCTGGGCCTGACCCAGACGGCGGCGCGCATCGGCACGAGGTGGATGCTGAAAGGCGTGAAGCACTGGGCCGGAGACTCGCTGCGCCTGGAGAACTCGGCCAAGCAGATCTACGGCATGTCGGATTTCATGCGCCTGCGCGCGAAGACCATGCAGCGGGAAATCAACGAGATCCGCAACAAGGTGCAGGGCAAGGATAGCAAGCTGCAGGCGTCATACTTCTACCTGATCCAGAAGGCCCAGCTGATCGCGGATATCCCGACGTGGTGGGGCGCCTACGAGAAGGCCATGGCGGAAAACGGCATGACCGAGGAGCGCGCCATCGCGCTGGCCGATCAGGCCGTGATCGACACGCAGGGTGGCGGCCAGGTGAAGGACCTCGCCGCGATCCAGCGCGGCGGCGCGGGCAAGAAGCTGTTCACATCGTTCTATTCGTTTTTCAACACCACGTACAACCTGACCGCCGAAGTGGTCGGCCGCACGGATTTCCGCAAGCCGCGCGACGTCGCCATGCTGGTGTGCGACCTGCTGCTCCTGTACACCATCCCGGCCGCCGTCAGCACGCTGGTGAAGGCCGCACTGCACGGCGACGATGACGACGAGAAGCTGCTGCGCAACCTGATCGCGGACCAGCTGAACTACCTGTTCGGCACGATGGTGCTGCTGCGCGAGGCGGGCGCCGCAGTGCAGGCCACGACCGGCACGGGTGGTGTGGACTACACCGGTCCGGCGGCGGTGCGCTTCTTCGCCGAGCTGGCGAAGCTGGGCAAACAGGTGCAGCAGGGTGATGCAGACGAGGCGTTCTGGAAGGCGTTGAACAGCGTGGCCGGGATCATCTTCCACTACCCGGCCGGCCAGATCAACGCGACGGTGAGCGGCATCAACGCACTGGCCGATGGCAAGACGGAGAACCCCGGGGCGCTCCTGGTAGGGGCTCCGCCCAAGAAGTAGGGCGGGTGCCTCTACCGGCAGGTTCGGGTTCGAGAATTACCCCCAGAATCTAAAGGGGTCCGACCTTGACCATTTCCAGCACCACCCGCAAAGCCGGCCCATACCCGGGCAACGGCGTCACGACAGCCTTCCCGTTCGGGTTCAAGGTGTTCAAAAAGGAGGACGTGCTCGTCACCTTTACGGACGCCAACGGCACCGACTACGAGCTGGTGCTGGACTCCGACTACAGCGTCACGCTTAACGACGACCAGAATAACAACCCGGGCGGCACGATCACCTATCCGCGCCCGGGCAGTCCACTGGCGAACCTGACGGCCACGCAGCGCCTGACGTTTACCGGCGACCTCGCCTACACCCAGCCGACCGATATCCCGAACCTCGGGCCGTGGTTTCCGGAAGTGGTGGAGGACGCCCTCGACCGTGCCGAGATCCAGATCCAGCAGTTGAAGGAAATCACCGACCGGTCTATCAAGGTCGGTGTCAGTGACACGCCACTGCCGCCACTGCCTGGCCAGTCGGCGCGGGACAACACCGTGATCGGCTTCGACGCCACCGGCAACGTTACGACATACCCGTTGCCGTCCTCGTTGGGCGCCGGCGACCGCATCCCGTATCGGCTTGTCTCGGGCGTCGACTTCAATCCGGGCGATGTGCAGGTAACACTGCCGCGCGCTCCCGGCACGAATGGCAACCTCGAGGTGAACTGGGACGCCAACCCGCAAGGCTTCACGCAGTGGTCAGTGAACGGCACAGTGCTCACGTTTGCCACGGCCATCCCGAACTACGTTACCGAGATCTGGGGCTACATCGGCACGACACTGTCGACGCAGATCCCGGCCGGCGACTCGGTCGGGGATGGCCAGATTCAGTGGTCGGGCATCCTGTCGAGGGAGTGCGCGTCCGTGGCCGAGCTGCGCACGCTCAGCAGCGCCCGGTACCAGCTGGCCCACACGACCAGCTACTACGGCGACAACCTTGGCGGGGGCGGGCGGTACCGCCGCGATCCGACCGACATGGCCAGCGCCGACAACGGGGGCACGGTCATCGTCGCCAACGACGGCGCGCGGTGGAAACTGATCTACGACGGCTCGGTGAACTTCCTGCAGTTCGGCTGCCGTATCAATGGCGTGGAAACGGGCGCGCGGCTACAGGCCGCCCTTTCCTCGGGCGTCCGTTCGCTCGTGGCCACGGCCTACCACGACACCGCCCAAACGCTGGTGCCCCCGACATCGTTCCTGGACATCATCGTGCAGAAGGGTGGGGGTTTCCGCCCAGCAGTCAACAATCTGACGATTTTCAAGAGCACCGTCTCGGCGTACTACGTGCGCTTCATTGGTCCAGTGTTCGAGGGCAACGGCAAGACCGGCTGCACGGCGATGGACATGAAGAACATGCGCCTGTTCAGCGGGCTTCTGTATCCGACGTTCCGCAACATCGATACGGGCTTTATCGGGCGCGATGGCTGCTTTGGTCTGCACATCACGAACCCGACTGCGGAAGCAGTGCCTTTCCCGATCAACCTTGCGGAGAACAACTCCTCCACTGTGATCGAGTGTCCGAACTTCGACAACGGGAGCGGCGTCGGCGGCAATGGGGGGGGATCGGCATCACGGTTCAGGGCACAAACAGTAACCTCGGCGTCGTCATCCGCGGCGGCTACATCCAGGGGTACGACAACGCTGTCTTCGATAACGGCATCGGCACCACGGTGCGCGACATGTATATCGAGAACTGCGCCGTTGCCGATATCAAGAGCACATCAGGGCGCAGCTGCCGGTACGAGAACCTGAACCATTGGGGCAACGTTGGTCCGCTAGCCTACCAGCTGGACGGAACTGACGGCTGCATCGTGTGGAACCCGACAATGGGGTCCGGTGCCCGCGGGGCGCTGTTCGATGTCGATTCGTCGAACTCGAATTTCAGTTACTTCCTGTCTACGGGAACAGCGGGCCTGAATCAGCCCCTCGGTATCGTCGTCGGCGCCCAACACGGGCCACGCTCCCATTTCCCGGTCAACCCGGCGCCCCTGGTAGCGGGCGGGACGAGCGCAGGCGCCGGCGTCTACACACGCCAAGAAGGGCGAGTATCCATCCAAGCAGGGCAAGTAGATCTTGAGCTGGAGATCGGGTGCACGTCGCATACCGGTACCGGCACGTTTGTGATCAAAGGACTGTCCGCGGGACTTGCACCGGTCAGCTACGTCCCAACCAGAATCGGTCAGGTCGTGATGATCAGCGCGACATACGCGGGGAAACATCTCTACGCGAAGCTGAATGGCACCGGCGCCGATATCAGCGTCATTCAGGTTGACCCAGCCACCGGTCTCGAAACACCGTTCCCCATCCCTGCCGGCGGATTCACCGTCATCCTCAGGATGAGTTGGAACACCAACGCTTAAAGGAACCACGATGCGCAAACTCTTTGCCGGCCTGCTGGCCGTCATCTCGATCACCGCACTGGCTCAGACCAAGACGCCGGTGCAACTACTCAGCCCGACCGGCTCAACCGCCGGTCAGACCATCGTATCCACCGGGCCAAATACGGTGCCATCGTGGGCGAACGTCACCGCCACAGCGCTCGGACCACAGCCAGCCAACACGGCGGTTGCCAACGCGACTGGTTCCAGCGCTGCGCCGACTGCGACCGCGCTCCCGAGCTGCAGCACCGGCAACAGCGCGCTGAAGTACACCAGCGGCACGGGCTTCTCGTGCGGCACGACCTTTGCGCTGACGAGCGGCAACCTGTCGCAGTTCGCAAGCACCACGTCTGCGCAGCTGCTGGGCGTGCTCTCCGACGAGACCGGTAGCGGTGCCGCCGTGTTCGGCACGTCGCCATCCCTTACCACGCCAACCATTGCAGGTGCTTCGCTGTCGGGAACCTTCAGTGGCACGCCGACCTTTAGTGGGGCGGTGACGTTCAGCAGCACGGTCACGCCATCTCAGACGGCCGGCATTGTCGGAACCACGACCAACAACAACGCGAATGCCGGCGCCTGGGGCGAATACAACGAGGCCAAGCCGGCGGCTGTAGGGATGACAACCAACGTGTCGGCTAACGTGGCGTCTGTCAGTCTTGGCGCCGGTGACTGGTTCGTATTTGGGAACGCGGTCTGCACCGCAGGTACGGGCGACTCGATCACCAATCTCGCGTCAGGGTTTAGCACGACCTCCGCCACATTGCCAGGATCTACGGAGACAGCCTACTCGGGGACGATCTCGGTGCCCGCTGGCCTCGGCGCTGCCTCTCAACCACCTGCGCAGCGTTTCCTGCTTTCCACCACGACCACCGTTTATCTGGTCGGCAACATTGCGCACACCGGCGGCACGGCGACTTGCCAAGGCCGCATCAGCTATTGGCGCCGTCGGTAACTCTATTTTTACAAACTCCGGGGGCATGCATGGAAGCGAAAGAGAACGGCCGGCGCAGGTGGATCGACACCACGATCAACCTACAGAACCTTTTCAGCGCGTTGATAGGTGCGGCCGTGGTGGTGGTGATTGCCTGGTTCGCGCTGGTGGGCCGGGTGCAGGCGCTGGAAGCAAAGGATGTGGAACACGACGCGCGGTTCAACCGCGTGGATTCCGCTCTCGCCCAGCAGCGCCAGGATGTGAAAGACCAGCTCAATGCCATCGGGCAGAACGTGGAGAAGATCCGCGATTACCTGCTGGACAACGCGGCCGGCCAGCGGCCGGACATCAGGAAGTGGGCAAAATGAAACTGACACTCGCAGACAACTGGCGCCAGTTGCACCGCAAGGGCACAGTAATCCTGGCCAGCTTCTTCGCCGCGGTGACGGCCTTCGGGCCGACGCTGATCGATACCTGGAACCTGATGCCGCAGGATCTGAAGGCAGCATTGCCGGAAGGTACCGCTCGCTGGGTGTCGACAGCGGCGTTCGTGCTCGTGATCTTCGTGCGCTACACGTCGATCCGCAAGAAGGACAAAGGGGAAGGCAATGACCCCGCATGAGTTCACTAGGCTAGCGATGGATCCAGCGCTAGCCATCTTGCCGGCAGCCATGGATTCGCCACAGGCCCGCGTCATGCTGATCTCGATCTGTCTGCAGGAGTCCGGCCTGATCCACCGGAAGCAAATGGGCAACGGCCCCGCGCGCGGCCTGCCGCAGTTCGAACTTGGCACGCGGCAATCGCGCGGTGGCGTATGGGGCGTCTATCTCCATGACGCCAGTCGCTTCTGGCTGGACAAGCTGTGCGCATCCCGCGGAGTCCAGTTCCTGCCGGAGAGCATCTGGCGAGAAATGGAAACCGATGACGTGCTGGCAGTGGGCGTGGCCCGGCTGCTGCTGTTCACCGATCCGAAGCGGCTGCCCGCCGTCGATGATGCGGACGGCTCCTGGGGCTTGTACCTGCGCACATGGCGCCCTGGCAAGCCACGGCCGGATACCTGGGCCGGCTACCACCTTCAGGCCCGGATCGAGGTGACATCATGAACGGGCTGATCGAGATCGTGCTGAAGGCGGGGCCATGGATTCTCGGTCTGCTTGGCATCCTGTTTGGCTGGGCCAGGCACAAGCAGGCGCAGACCACCACCGCGCAGGCCAAGCAACGGGAAGCTGAGGCGGACGCCAAGGTCGCGCAGGCCGATGCAATCCAGGCCAAGGCAAACGAGGACGCGGCGCGCGCCGGCGCCGAAAACGCAAAGGTGAGACGAGATGAGGATTCTGCTGCTGCTGGCGAGCCTAACGCTGACCGCGTGCTGCACGACGAGTGGGGCAAGTAAGGCGCCCGAGCCGCAGGTAGTGGTGCAAACGCGCACTGTGGATACTGCCTGCGACTGGACGAAGCCCATCTATGTGGACGTGGCCGATGTCCTGACAGACGATACGGCCAAGTCGATTCTTGCCCACAACCGGGCAGGTGCCAAGGTCTGTGGCTGGAAGCCCAAGAGCAGGTAGGTCAGGAAAAGAACCGCGCCTTGTTGTTGCCCAGGAACTTCATCACGCGCTTTTCGGCCACTGTAAGGGCCTTGATATAGCGTTTGTCCTCGACGCAAGCCACCGTGATGGTCGGCTTGCGATCCGCCGCAGCCTTCTCAAACGCGTCCACCGTTTTGCAGAAGACCACCTTTTCCCGGCCGTCCCAATCTACGATGATCGTGTCTCCGTTGCGCAGTGCATGCGGAGCGTCCATCGTCGTTTGGTTGCTCGTCAACTCCTGCAGCCAGCCTTCCAGCATGTCGAATTTTTCGTCGAGCGTGACCGGCTTGTAGAAGGCCAGGCCGTCTTTGACTTTGGCAGGGGAGCCCGCGAGCACCATTTCAGCCGGCGCATCCTTCGTCAGATTCGAGCCGATCAAAGCCACCGCGCGACGGCCGATGCGCACGCCTGATGCCACGATGCACGAGCCCACTAGCCAGACATCGGATTCGACGTGAATGGGGCGCTCGCCATACAGGGTGCACCCCTCAATCTGCTCGCCGGCCGCAACGTGCGTCCAGAGTTGCGAGTACATACCGACGCGCACACCGTTCTCGATCGTCAGGCCGCCTGTGCCATCGAGCACCGTGTTCTGCCCGAACCAGCAGTGCTGCCCAATGGTGACGCCCCTCTTGCACAGGACAAGGGTGTCGGCATGCAGGGTGGTCCAGTCGCCAATGGTTACGTTGCCACCGTCGACGATCATCTTGACGCCATCGCCAAGGGTCACGTAGTCGCCCAGCTCCACCGTGCCAGGCTTGGCAAAAATGATTTGCACGTTATGGCCGATCGAACAGCTACTGCCGACCTTGACCACGCCATCTCCAGTCTTCTTGATATTTTCAGCAGTCAT